CAAATCCAGTATATTTGGCAAATAAAGAAGTAATTGATAGGGTTGAGAAATTAGAAAAGGTAGGGGAGTCTAATAGTAGGGGTTTAGATAAACTATCTTATGAGATTTCTGAGACTAGGGCAATTAACGCAAGGTCTAGATTATTGGAATTTAATGATGACTTGTTACATAATGTAGCTAAGTCTAAGGAAAGTTTTGACCATATAATGTCAGACATTACGTATTATGAGCATTTCTGTAGAAGGCATGCTGATTTTCATAATCATGTTTCTGATATGGCTATTAAAAATATAGAGGACATATATCGTAAACGATTGTCAAGGAATGATTTCTTAAAATAGATTAATGGTTATATTGAATATAGTAGAGATAGTAATACTTTTTACTATCTCTATTTTTATGTTAATTGTTAAATATTTAGATAGTATATATAAGGTTAGGTAGTTTCATTACTTTTTTAGATAGTGTATTTTATTATACAAAAGAAGAGGTTTTTAAAGTGGAAGATAATAAATTTAATTTAGGTGCAGATGTTTTTGGTGATACTACATCTGACGTTACATCTACAGTTGTAGAAAAAGATATTACTTCATATTCTGTTGAAAGTATTCCTACAAAAGAAGAGGTTAAAGTGGAAGATACAAAGAAAGAAGATTTAATTGCTAAAGAATTAGAGAGGGAAAATACAGAGGCTGGTTCTAAGAAAACTAAGTTAGCATATGAATCTACTGTATTGTTGCCATCTAAAGGCATTTTATATAAAGAGGATAATATCCCTGCTAATATTACATTACGTGGTATGACTACAAAAGACGAGAAAATCATGTATGCTAGTCAGGGTGCGGATGTATTCAAGAAGATTTTAAGGAACTGCATTGTTTCTCCTGAGAATATTGATATTAATCGTTTGATTAGTGCTGATGAGATGTTCCTAATCTTGCAATTACGTATGGTTACATTTGGTGATAAATATAAAGTTCGTTCTACATGTCCTCATTGTGGTAGTGTTGATGAACATGAGATTAGTTTATCTGATTTCGATATTATGTACCTAGATGATAATTTTACAGAACCTATTAATGTTGAGTTACCGGTGAGTGGTGATACATTATCTTTACGTTTGTTGAGGAATTCTGATACTGAATATGTAGAGAAATATGCACGTAGGTTCGCTAAACAGTTTAATCAAAATTACAAAGAGGTAATGTATATTTGTAGGATGGCAAAATATATTACAGCTATTAATGGTAAACCTGTTGATTTTGTGGATGCACGTAGTTATGTAGAAAATATGGTATCTATGGACAGTGCTAAAATGCAAACAGTAATTAATAGCATTATTGTTGGTGTAGATACAATCGTAGACCATGAGTGTACATCTTGTGGTGAGTTGTATGATTTCGCTATGCCGATTACTAGTGAGTTCTTTCGTCCCACAATTAAGTGAGTTTAATTCAGACGAATATAACAATAAAGCTAGGGAGATACGATTTACTGCTTTTCGTTCTTTGATGAGAGAAGAGTTTCAACTAGCGTATTTTGGTAAGATATCATATGAATCTGTTGAGAATATGAGTTCTCTAGAGAGAAGGACGATGTATCAAATACTAGTTGAGCAGAAAAAAGAAGAGAAAAAAGCACAAGATGAGGCTATCAAATCCGCCAAAGAGAAAAAAGCTTCTAGGGGTAGGAGAAGGTAGCCTCTTCTCTTTATATGTTAGGTAAGGTTGTATATATGAGTGAGTTACAGGATAAAAAACAACTAAATAAGCGTATACAACAGATAGAAGAGAAAGAAGCTAAACGTGTTGAGAAGAACATAGCTAGACGTGAGAAGCGTTTTGCTAAGATGTTAGATTCTCAGATGACAATGTTAGAATCATTCTATAGTACATCTAATAAAGTTGCTAAAGGCATGCTTAGAGATAGTATGGATGGTCAACAGGCTATCTTAGAAGATAGTTTAGCTGATATGAAACGTGAGTTTAACTTATATGCTAAGTATATGGATAATACTACACGTAAGTACTATAAGGGAATGATTTCAGTTGCAGACGAGAGTTTGACAACTATGAAGGAGACTGTTTCTAAGCGTTTTGGTGAGATATCAGACGAGTTTGATGAAGAGATGGTTGGTATGACATCATCTTTCACAGATAGGATTAAGCGTTTCTCTAAGGGTATTAGGGACGCCGCTGTGGCATTAGAATTAACTGATATGGCTGATAGTGTTAAGAGTAGTTTAACTGATATTACTGACTCATTTATCGATAATTTCCGTGAAAGAAGTGCTAAGTTAAATGGCAATATCACTAAGAGTGACTATCAGAGGATGATTGGTAATGTGGTTGACTCATCTTATTCTATGGGTAGGAATGAGGCATCTGAGTTAGTCAATGGTATTATGGATGAGATGGGCATGAAGACTGCTAAACAGTTAGACCCCTATCTTAAAGAGGTTGCTAGTCTACATACTGCAATAGACGCCAACATTAGTGATTTATCAAGCATTATTAAAATGGATATTAATAGTGGTGGTAAGGGTGAGATACTCAAAGAGATGTCAAATATTGCTACTGGATTAGGTTCTGATAAAGACTTAACTGTAGATAGTAATGCCATGTTATCCTCAATGAATGAGCATATTGAAGATTTATATGGTCTTTCTAAGAAAGATTCTGTTAAATTTAAAGGTATGACAAAATCACTTGCAATAATGGAAGGTATTCAACAACAGCAATATAATAAAGGTGTTGAGGAAGCTGGTGGGAAGATTGTTGAATGGTCTAAGATGTCAGTTCCTGAGTTACAGAAAGATGATGACTTTTTAAATTTCATGGCAAGGTCTGGGATGAGTGCTGAAGAATTTAGAAAAGCCATAGATACAGGTCATTCAGATGAAGTAATGAAGTCTATGCAACAGTTATTTATAGCTAATAAAGACGATGCATACGCTCTAAATCAGTTGAGGGAGTCTATGGGTTTCAGTTCTGATGCTGTAGCACAGATGTTCGCAGATGCAGATTCCTTGACAGGTGATTTGAAAAAAGTTACTGATAACATTAACAAGAACTCTAATTTAAGTGGTTCTAATGCTGAAAGTATGGCTGGGTATGCTAGTGGGCCGATAGAAAAGATAGGTAATTGGCTTTCAGATTCTTTCCCTGTTAGGATGGTATCAGTTTTTTTTGGTAAATTAGATATTAAAGCCGCCAATATGGCAAACTACGCCATCATCGCCTATACTATTTCTGATAGGTGGGGTGACGTTAAGGATATGTTAAAAATGGTGTCTAGTCCGTTTAAGAGTTTTGGTAAGTTCTTAAAGGGTGGTGGGTTTAAGACACTATTCAGTTCTAAAGGTGCTTTAAGTCATGGAATTGAGAGTGGATTAAGGGCATTATTCACTGGTAAGGGTTCTTTCATTTCAACTATCGTTGGTAAGTTTAAGAGTGTGTTTTCATGGATTGGTAAGGTGTTTTATGCTAATGCACCTGATATGATGATAAAGGCATTTTCTAAAGTTGGTTCAAAGGTAGGTAGTGTATTCTCTACTTTCTTTGGTAAGATATTTGATAAGATAGGTAATACTGGTATTGGTAAGTTAGCATCTAAGTGGTTTAGTGGTGGTATTTTCAAGGTACTTGGTAAGGTTATACCTATTGTTGGTGGTTTCTTTGATGTCATTCTAGATTTCTTTGATGGAATTGGTAAGGCAGATGAGTGGTTTGGTAAAGACCATAGTTTATTACAAACTATTACTAGTGGTCTAATTGGTGCTATTTTTGGTACAGGTAATGGTGTTCAAGGCGAAGATTTAATGGGTGATATCTTCACTATATTAGGTGGTGCTTTAAAGGGTGGTGCCGCTGGTTTCGTTGTTGGTGGGCCAGTTGGTGCTTTAGCTGGTGCTATTATAGGTGCTATAGCTAATGCTATTGGTGGTGATAGAGTAGCGAGTGCATTTAAGTCATTAACAAATTACATCTCTAGTATACCTGATAGGATTGTAGGTGTATTTACATCTGCATTTAATGCCGTACATGATTTAATTGCTGATTCATGGGTAGGTAGTTTATTAGGGATGTCTAAGAATAATCCTAGTGCAAGTATGGGTGACAATACAAACACATTAATGAAAACAGTGGCTATGGCTACTCCATTTGGTGTAGTTTCTAATTTATTGGGTTCTTTTGGTTCTCATGCTGGTGGTTTATCTGAAGTTCCATATGATAATTATCCCGCATTTCTGCATAAAGGTGAGGCAGTTTTAACATCTCAACAGGCAGGTGCTGTTAGGTCTGATGGTGGAATACCTATTACTGGTGGTAATAGCTTGATTGAAGCTTTGGGTATTGATGGTCAGGTTGGTCAAGGTAGGTCTATTTTGGAGAGAGTATTTAGAGGTGTGTTCGGTATTACAGGTCAGGATACTTATGGTGAGGGTGGATTATTTGGTAATATATTTAAGCATCTTTTAAATCTTGGCACTGGTGGTGTTTTAGGAAATTTAATTGGTGGTAGTGGTTCTATCTTTGATAAGTTAAAAGAATTCTTAAAAGGTGGTGGTTCTTCGTCTAGTGGTAGTTCATCTGGTGGAGGCAAACCTGCTAACATGTCTACAGGTAGTGGTGATGGTAAGAAGATTTGGGATTTCTTAGCTAAGGCTGGTTATTCTGCTGAGGGTATTTCTGGCATTCTTGGTAATTTACATGAAGAGAGTGGATTTAGGAGTGGTGCTATTCAAGATGACGGTGGTACTACTAATGAAGATTTAGTAAAACAAATTACAGCTAGTAAAGAGGCATTTCTTGCCGATTGGAGAGGTTTTGGCTTAGCACAGTGGACTGATAAAGGTAGGAAGAGTGCATTATGGGATTTTGCACAGTCTAAGGGTACGAGTGTTGCTGATTTCCAAACTCAGTTAGAGTTTTTACTTAAAGAACTTCAAGAGGGTTATAAAGGTACATCAGATGCTTTAAAAGGTCAAATAAGTGTTGATAAGGCATCTGAAATTTTTGGTAGAGAGTATGAGGGTTTTGGTGCAGACTCAGCCGCTAGTCGACTAGAAAAATCTAAAAAATTCTATGAGGAAAATACAAAAGGTACTCCTCAGTATGCACAAGGCACACCGTGGGTACCAGATACACAGGTAGCATTAATTCATGAGGGTGAGATGGTAGTGCCTGCTGATAAGAATCCATTAAATTCTGATAACACTTCTAATGCTGTAGGTTTACCTACTGATAACAGTGGTTCGGATGATATTGTGGATGCTATTAAGTGGCAAGTATCTAGGTTAGAGAGTAAGTTAGATGCATTAATCAATGTAGTAGCTAGTAGCAATTCTAATTATAGAGGTAATGGTTTTAGTTCTGATTCCTCAGTTAATAATTTATTGAAAGTATAGGTGGTGATTGTAGTATATGGCTAATGATTTCAGTTCTGATAATTATTCAATGTCAGTAGGTAAGAGTGGTGTTACCACAATGCAGTGGAATCCTACTACAATTATTCCTTGCTATATCGTTAATTTAGTTACAGGTACTAAGATTAATTTTGCTACATTACCTACAGATGTGTCGGAGGACTATGGTGCTAGTTTTGGTCAACAACAGCCTATGGGTAGGTCATCTCCATATTTTAACTATGAGGGTAGTGAGGCTAGGACTGTTTCTTATAGTGTTACACTTCATAAGGATATCGTACCTGATATGGAGAATGTTGTATTAGAGTGTAAAAAATTAGTATATCCTAAGTATACTGGTAGTTTAGTTACACCACCTTATTGTTATGTTAGATTTGGTGCTATGATTAACATTACCGCTATTGTAAACTCAGTGAGTATTGAATGGGGTGGTGCGGCTGGTACTATCTTAGGCGATACACTTGATAGTGAGTCTTTAGGTGGTAATAGTTCTCCTACATATTCTGATGTTCAAATAAGTTTTAGTTTTACAGAGATTAGGGCAAGGTCATTAATGCAAGCTGATAATGTGTTTGATGAAGGGCCTGTTAGGTAGGTGTGTTAATGAATAAGCCGTCATTAATTAAGACTGAGATAACACAATCTTTTACAAGTAGACAAGATAAGATATCTAGATATTCTAACTTGAAGAGGTTAGTAAATTTAGATGGGAATACGTACATTGAGACACCTAATAAGATAGAGATTAGGGAAAGTAATAGGGACATATATTATTCAGTAGAAAAGGGTTATGAGAATAGACTAGATTTAATATCTAATAAATTCTATGGTACACCTTTGATGTATTGGGCGATTGCTGTTATGAATCGGATTGATAATCCTTTGGACATACCCGCTGGTGTTGTTCTTAGAATACCCGCTATTGAGTCAATATATGAAACAGGTGCTATTCAGATATGAGTGAGTTTAAAGAGAGTCAAATAACAAGGGATTTGAGTGGGCATCAACCTCTTTATGCTTTTATTGATTTAACTATAGATGGTCATAATATATCATACTTTGGTAATAAGGATTATAATGAATCTGTTATCAGTTTGAACGTAGAACGTAAAGGCAAGTCTAATCAAGACTTGTCTGGTTCTACTTTTGATATTGAATTGTATGATGATACAGCTTTACGCATTGAAGAGTTATTAGCTAATGCTATTCCTGTGGGTAAAAATTGGAAAACAGCTAAACAGTTAAAAGATACAGGGAATGCTGTTACTAAAGGTAATATAGAGTGGAAACAGTCTGAAGATAAAAAGAAAGACGAAGAGGCTGAAAAGTCAAATACCTATACAAAAGAAGATGAGAAAAAAGATAAAGAACATAAAGCTGGTACTAATAAGAATGTTAAGGCTAAACAAGAGGGGAATGTAAGATGTCGGTATGGTTGGTGTAATAGGAAAGGTCAAGTAATTGAAGATATTTCTTTGATTGGCAAGGCTTTGAAATATACATTAAACTTTGAGGGGCCAGCATTAACATTGACATTAAATTGTGTAGCTGAGGCTGATGTTACTTCCACACAGAAGTTAAACATGACATTTGATGTTGCTACTTATGGTGGTAAGCCGTCTGAGATTGTACGAGCAATGTGTCAAAAAGCTGGTATTGAGATTGGACGTATTGTAGAAACAAAACCTATCTTAGGTGAGGATGGTAAGCCTAAAGAGTTCAAGACTGAGACTAAGAATATGAGGGAATTTATTTCAGATGAGTTATTAGAGAAGTCTGAACCTTTAGATTCTGATAAGCCTGGCTATAGGTATTTTACACAAGTTGTTGATGGTGTAGAGAAAGCATACTTTGTTCCTAATGAGATGTATGGTGATATGACTGTTGTTACATATAAGAAGATGGAAGAAAATACAACTTCTACATCTACAACAACTGCTAATGCACAGGGAAATACAAGTGGTGATGCTTATTTAAAAGTAATGGGTGTATCTACTCCTGTTTTAGGAAGCAATAATTCTAGTAGCATTAGTGTTACAGGTAGTGGTAAAGTTATCTTTGTTGGTGATGTTAGGGTTAAAGATTTAAGTGAGTCAGTTCCTAGCAATAAAGATATAGCATATGTGTATGATATCAATGCTAATTATAGATGGCTAAGGGATAACATAGATAAGATTAAATCATTATCTACTTTAGGTAGTAGGGTTTATATAATGTTAGGTCTTAATGACTTAGATAATATCATTAATTATGTTGAGTATTATAATCAGTTAGCAAAAGAGTTTGAGAGCATTGGTGTTCAATTCTTTGTAGTATCTGTACTACCTGTGTTCATGGCTAAATCTACTATTAAGAATAGTAAGATTTTTGCATTTAATCGTGCCATAAAGCAGAATAAGTGTAGGGAGTTGCACTATGTTGATATCTATAATTCAATACTTTTATCTTTGAAAAGTAATAATACTAAGTCTGATGGCATTTCTTATAACAAACGATTAATGCAAGATGTGTATAGTCGGATTGTATATTATAAAGATATACAAGTAGAGACGGTTGGCAATAGAGATATTGCTAATAAAGGTAGAGTTATTAATGGTATAGAGTTTACTACGCATAGCGTCCCAGATATGTTGAGTCGCTCTGCTTATCAAGGTAATATTTCAGATGATGAAATGCTTGGTAATGATTTCTTAGAAGATACAATCACAAAATACTTAGCTGTTGCTATTGCTGAGGCTGATAATAGTGATATTGCTGAGTTAATTTCTGAGTTAAAACAGTATGAGTCTTATCTCATTTCTGATAGAGATAACACATTACATCATAATATTTTGGGGTTAGATTTAAATAAAACAGTTTCTACTGCATTAGTTTTAAAAGAAAAGCCAGACATTAATAATATTACTAAGGCTTTTCTTAGAGTTATTGGTAAAGATAAGATATCAGATGACGTTACTAAATATGTGGATTTAGTGAATAATTTCACTGGTAGTGTTAAGGGTGATAAAAAGTCAATAGATACATATATAGGTGCTGTTGAAAAATTATTTGGTGGCAATAAAGATGTAGCTAAAATATCATCTACTGTTACAGATGCTATTAAACTAATATCAGAAAATAGAGATAAGGTACTAAATAATAAAACTACTAATAAAGTTGAGTTATATGGTGGTATAGCTGATAGTATTGTTGGTAAGTTATTACCTAATCAGAGTGCTAATATAGGTAAAATTAAAGATAAAATAATGTCTGTAATGTCTTTAGATAAAGATAAGATTAAGGGTGGTGACTATACTGAGATAGAATCCTTATTATCTAAAGAGTTAGGTATCGATAATACTAAGTTAGATAGGTATGTTTCTACTGCTAAGGCTTTAGTTGAGATTTATAAGAATAAAGAGTACTTTGATATTAAAGATACTAAATTTATGGCTAAAGACTTATTAGCAAGTGTTGTTGGTAAAGAAAAAGTAGAAAAAGTACAGAAGTATGTAGATACAGCACAAAGTATTTATAGTGCTTTGAGTGGTAATAAGGATGTAACTAGCATAAGTGGTGCTATTCGTAACTTATCTGATGTGTTGGGTAAGAAGTCTAAAATCTCTAAATACATTGATAGTGCTAGTTCTATGTTAGATATTGTCAACAAAGGTCAAATAGGTACTAAGATTTTTGAGACTAATAATGGCATAGGTAGTATTATTAAAGAGCGTTTACCTCAACTAACTAAAGAGGGTTCTTTGGGTGGTATTATTGCATCAACTACAGGTATATCTAACACTTCTACTAGTGAGGTTTTGAAAGCTAATTTACCTAAAGATGTTGCTAGTGGTGTTACAGGGTTAAATGGTGCTTTAAATAATGCTACAAATGGTGTTAAGGTCGATATTGGTAAAGATGGTATTACCGATGAGGAAATGAAAAAAGGTGTACGCTCTATTACTTTTGGTGGTAAAAAGCAAAAGATGGAGATTTGTGGTGAGTTTGAGATTTACACAGGTAGGAGAGATAGTCAGGTTATTAGTTTCTCTCCTGAGTTTGAGTCTGATAAGATTGCTACAGATAAAGTACCTACAAACGCTTTGAGTATTGATTCTGTTAGAAATGAGATGCTAGAGTGTACTATTGAGGGTATTGGTGGTAGTTTAGCCAGTGATGCTTATAAAGATAGGGCAGATAGTTCTACTGGTGTTGGTGTTGTCTTAGGTATGAGTGGTTCTTCATTTAAAAATTTAGAATCATCTGCCGCTAGTATGTGGTCTAGATACTTTAGTTCTGTGTATGGTGCAAGTCTAGAAATAATGGGCAACACTAAAGTTAAGTTTAATGGTCATATAAAAATTGCTGTATATACTAAATTTGGGTTTTTACATCATACAAGTGGCATCTATCATATTCAAGGTATTACAGATACTATTTCAGATGGTATGTTTACTACGAGTTTAGATTTACAGAAAAATAGTGACCAAGCTAAGAAGAAATTGAAAGGTGAAGGTGCTAAGAAATTGGACGAAAATAAGATTAGTGATACAGATGGTAAGTATTGGGTTAAACAGGGTTCTTGGGTTACATTAGAGGGGTGTATAGCTGGTGTGCCAAACGCTTTAGAAGATTTAGGTAAGTGGTTCTTTGATAGGACTGGTAAGAAGCTAGTATGTACAGCTGGTACTAATGGTGACCACGCAGCTGGTGAACATAGTCATGCTACTGGGTGGAAAATGGACGTTAACGACTGGGGTGGCCCAGAAGGTTTGACAGGCGGTTGGATTGTTACTCCTGACGAAAGTTCTTGGGGTTCTTTGTGTGTTGAATTTATTGAATATGGTAGGTCTTTGGGGTTAGGCATGAACTATGAGTATAACCATATTGATATCTGTATGGACGGAAAAGAGTGGAATGAGGACAATCCTGGTGGTGCTAAAGATAATGGTGGTTATAGAGGTTAAAAACCTATGGCTATAAATAGTAATGACTTTTATGGTAGTCTACAAGCCCCTACAGAGTTGGGTGGCATATTCCGTGCTAGGGTTGAGAATAATGTAGACCCTTTGGGGATTGGTAGAGTACAAGTACGTGTACCTATGATACATAGAACAGTCGCTAGTGGAGGCACAGCTACAGAATCACTTCCGTGGGCATCTTATTGCTCCTCTATTGGTGGTGGTTACAACTATGGTTCATTTATTGTACCTGAGATAGGTGAGTATGTATGGGTGATGTTCGAGGATATGGACTCAAATAAACCTGTATATTTGGGGTCTGTATTTGGTACTGACTCTACATTAGAGAAGAGATATGGTAGTGATAAGACTACTGGTATTTGGAATGGTGTAGTTGGTGCTAATGAAGTTCCTTTGGAATCTCAACGTGAATCGCCTACACATAAGATGATATATAAATCTAGGCATGGTTCTATGTTATATTTCGATACAGATGAAAAAACAAATTCAGTAGGTATTGAGGATGCTAATGACCAGAAGTTTAAGATTTCTTCTGCTGAGGGTAAAGAATTTATTCTCATGGAGGGTGAAAATAATGTATTAGTTAAGATACATAATGGTAAGATTGATATAGGCTATGAGGGTGGTAGAGGTATTCAAGTTATACCTGATAGTGGTGATATTGTGTTAAAAGCAAGTGGAGCCACTATTACATTATCCGACTCTATCACTATGAAAGCTGATAGCGTTAATGTTAAATCTAGTTCATTTAAAGTTAATTCTAACAGTATTCGTATGCAAGCAGGAAGTATCAAGATTATAGAATAGGTGTTTACATATACATATTTTTATGTTATAATCTAGTTGTAGTTAAGTTTTTCTTTTCATTTTTCTTAACTATGGGGAGTTCTTCGAAAGGACTCCCCGCTCCTTTCGATTATATAACATAATACAATCCTTAAAATAGCGTACACGTTTTATATATGTGTACGCTATTTTTTGTGTTAATTTCACTATGTAAATTAATTATATATTAATGGGAGAGGTATATGTTTATAATTTGAGTGGCATATGTATAGGTGATAATATGGCTTTTTATTACAATGAAGAGTTTAAAGATACAATAGCTGGTAGTGGATTATCCCTATCAAAAACATTTAAACAGAATTTACGAGATGGTAAGGGTATAACGAATGTAATTAGTGGTGAGGATAAGATTAATGAGAGTATCTACACTATACTATCTACAAGGGTTGGAGAGAGGTTCTTCTTACCTGAATTTGGTAGTCGATTACATTTAGTTGTATTTGAGCAGAATAGATTTGTAGCACATGACCTAGTTTCTATTTATGTTAAGGAAGCTTTAGGGAATTGGGAAAAAAGAATTGTTGTAGAAGATGTTAGCATTGGTAATAATTGGGAAGACTCAAATATTGTTCCAGTACATATAACATATCGAATAGCTAATAGTAATATCATAGGTTCATACGTATATCCATTCAATAGGACGATTGATGGTGTGGATATGTATGAATTTGGTGGTGCTGTTAGTACTACATCATACTAGAAAGGGGGTTAGTTTTTGGCTAATAGTAATAATACATTGTCTTATACAAATAGGGATATTGTTAGTATTCGTAAAGAGTTGATTAACGCTATACCTAAGTTGACAGATAAGTGGACAGATTTTAATGAATCTGACTTAGGTATTACACTTATTGAGTTAATGGCTGGTGTACAAGATATGCAGAACTTTTATCTTGATGCACAAGCTTTTGAGACATATTTAGATACAGCTGTTCAAGATAAAAATGTACGAGCGTTACTACGTTCTATGAATTATAGAATACCATTAGCAAAATCATCTGAGTGTAAGGTAAGGATTGTTTTTGTTAACAACGATGATAGAGAGATTACTATACCTAAGTATACTTCTTTTACAAGTAGTATTAATTCTAATATTGTAAACTTTGTAGCTAAAGATACAATTACACGTAGTGGTCAGTTTGATTACATTGATATTCCTGTTATAGAAGGTGTAGCAAGGTCTATTACATGGTCTAAAGATGATTTCACTAGTAATAAAAATGTTGATGGTGATATTTCAAGACGTATTTATTTGGGATACAAGAATGTTTCAGATGGTTCTGTTGAAACAGTACAACATGGTAATGTGTGGAAAGAGTGTGATGATGCATTACTAAAATATGAGGGTGGAAGATGGTATTCTGTTCATGTTGATAGTGATGGTCAGGTATATGTATTAATGTCTGTAAACTTTCTACAGTTAATTGAAGATGGTGAGAGTTTAGATATTAATTTTGTAACAACAAATGGTATTAATGGTATTATCGATATGGATGTGATAGATACTATTAATATGAATATACAAGATGTACAAAGGATATATAATACAACAAAATCATATGATGCATCAAACTCGCCTAGTAGTGCTGATTTACAAAACATGAAAGTGCTTGCTAGACGTAATGCTATCACAATGGATAGGTATATTACTTTAGAGGATTTTGAGACGGCAGTATATGAACAGCCTTATGTGTTCCAAGCTGTAGTTAAAGATTGGAAGTATTCAGATTATGTTACAGAGCCTTATATTGTTAAGGTGTGGGCAGTTAATACTTTGGGTGAGTCTTTAGGTGAGTTAACACGAGAAAAGTTAAAGAAAGAATTAATGTCTAAGGCTATTGCTGATGTTACTGTTCATGTATTAGAGGTTGAGAGTGTTGACTTTAATATTGATGTTGACGTTGTATTATCTCTAGATAATGAGACAGCTAGAGAAAGGCTTAGGTCTGAGATAGCATCATACTTGTATATGACATATCGTGCTGAGAATATGTCTTTTGGTAGAGACATATCTTATTCACTTATGTCATCTAGGGTTAAGGCTTATTCTCCTTATATTAAAGATGTATTGGTAAGAACACCTAATAAAGATATTGAGGTTGGTAATATACAATTCCCTAAATTGGGTAAGGTAACAGTTAGGGTTGTAGAAGAATTGTAGGGGTTATGTATGAAGCTAATTGATAGAATAAAAAATAGTAAATACATGACTTTAATACCTGAGAAGTATAGAGAGAATGAGAATTTCTTAGTTTTCTTCTATTTGTTAACACAGCAGTTTGATATTAATGAAGAGAATATACGGAATTTTACATCATTAATTAATAATGATAGAGTACCTATGAAGTTTCTACAGTCTTTGGGTGCTTTTAATAATTATACTTATCAACATTTAGCTAAGAATGATTTCAATAGAGAACTTTCAATGCGTATGTTTAACATATGGGAGAAGAGGGGTTCTAAAAAATCAATTATAGACGCCGCAACATGGGGCGATAATGTTGGTTGGGTTGGTGGTGACTTATGGATTCCTGGTTATTATCAGCCATCTCAGTCTGCTACATTTGAGTTGCCACGTGATAAAATTTTTAGGCATAGTATATCTAAGTTTTCAAGTACACATGTATTCGAAGATGGCAAAACATATATGTCTGGCATTATATTGTTGTCTGTTCCTAACTTAACTAGGGAAGTAAAACGTAGAATTTATGAAGTAACACCTGCTGGTAGGAAGTATATATTTCAGATTGAGTCATCATTCTTCCCTAATGATGGGATAGATAATTTAGAGATAGGTTCTTTTAATGAATTATCTTTCTACAAGAAAATGAGGATATATCCTAAGAATGTGTTTGAAGAAAACCCACCGTATGATAGGGATACTGACATAGATTTCACTTATGAGATAGATATGTTAGTTGATATGGAAGAACTGTGGGATATCCTTATTCATAGTGAGACTAGAGGTCGTAGATATCATAGTGGTCATTTGACTAATATTACAAATAACGAATATATTATGAATATGGCATGTTCTACGTTACCTATTTCTGTATTAACACATAAGTTTTCTGTTGATGGGAATGATAGTTTAACAGATAGTAGTTATAAAAAGGCTGATACTGGTGAGTATTTAGATACGTATAATAATAAGGGTATTGGTTCTATTACACGTGATATTAATAGTGTTTATAGTAACAGTTTAGATTTAGACGTACATAAAGAGGTACGTCTAACTGCAATACGTAGTGAGAATTCATCTATAAGGTCTAAGCATGGTAAGATGAGTGGTATAACTACTAGTGTTGTTGATGCTTTTGTTGAAGCAGAGCCTATTTTACCTAGTGACTCTTTATATTCAGTTGATGATGTAGCTGATTTACATGAGTGGGATTATAGAGATGAGTTCTATTCTCATGGTGTTGAATTAAATACAGACAAAGATTTACCTGTTCGATTAGAGTTTACACATACTTCATTTAGTAGTATTTCTTAGGTGTTTAAGTAATATATAATAGTATAATTTATTTTAGTATATAGAAAATATATTTAATGGGGGAACAGTTTTGGCTATTTGTACGTTAAAGGCACATGTTTCTAGGGCATTAGATTTTTACAATAAAGATGACATTTACTTCGCTATTGGTAAATCTACTCCGTGGAGTGCTAGTGATATTGATAATTTTGATACAGCGAGGGATTATGAAAATAATCCACCTGTACCTAAAAATACAGATGACATGAAAGAGATTGTTGGTTTTAAAAAAGCTGAGTTTAAGGCTATGGTAGTTCAAGATGATAATGGTTCTTTGGAATATCGTGGTGTGAATTGGCGAATCGTTTCACCTACAGATGCTGTAACTGAGGGTGCTAGGTGGGTATATATCTCAACTGAGTTATCTTATGATGAGTTACCAACAGATAAACCATATCGTCAGGTTGGTATTTATACTGGTTTAAAGAAAGCTGGTTCTGTTCAGGGTAATGTGTACAATCTTCTACCTAATCAAGTATCAGATAAAGGTTTATTAGAGGTAATTGACTTTAGAAAGCCTGTATATCGTGATAGTGATGTTAGGGAAAAATTGAAAATTATTTTAGAATTTTAATTATAATGTTAGGAGAATTCGATGAGCGTTGTTTCACAAAGTCCTTATTATGATAGGTATGATGACGTAAATTCAGAGCATCGGAAAGCTGGGTATACTAGAGTTTTAGCTATCCCTGGTAGGGCAGAACAGGCATCTGAGTTTAATGAAATTCAGTCTATTCAAGAGGATTATTTATCACGTATTGGCGATTCCTTATATAAAGATGGGTTTGTCATTAGTGGTTGCGAAGTAAATATAGCTAATAATTTTATTACTATTGGTGCTGGTAGGATTTATTTAGGTGGTTTAATTCGTAATACAGAAGAGGTTAAATTAGCTATCACAGGTGTTGGTAAAGAGAGAGTTGTAGCTACATTAGTTACTAGTGTTGTTACTGCTACGCAAGATAGTTCTTTACGTGACCCTGCCCAAAATGCTGAGAACTACAACCAAGTTGGTGCTAATCGGTTAAAACAAGTTGTAGCTTTCTCAGTTATTAGCGATTCTAGTGCTTTGGGTGATTATTCTGCTGTAGTATACAACTTAAATGATGGAGTTGTAGTAAAAGAGGCTAAAACAGATAACTATTCCATTTTAAATGATGTACTTGCTAAACGTACATATGATGAAAATGGTAACTATAAAGTAGATGGGTTAGACCTACAGTCTGTTACTGAAGATGAAGGTGACAAGATTCGGTTGTATGTGAGTGCTGGTAAGGCTTATATTCGTGGTTATGACGTAACTAAGCCAGCTATGAGTAGTATTTTATTGAATAAATCAAAATCTACTAGGGTAGTTACAAGTGAATCTCACTATTTTAAATCTTCAATTCGTAAATATAAATTATCTAACTCTCCAGTAGCATCAATTCAAAACTTTACTGCTAGTGTTCTTGTAACAGGCGAACGTAAGTTTAGGGGTAATGTTAAAGGTGGTCAAGAGGCTTTAAATAATACACCTGTACAAAGTATTGTTAGTGTATACACTAAAAACGCACAAAATAACAAAGAAACTGTGTATGTTGCTGGTAGGGATTATTCTTTGTATTCAGACCAAGTGGATTGGTCTTTGACAGGTGATGGTGCTACTGAACCTGTACAAGGTACTACATATTATGTTGACTATATTTTCAATTATTCTATGCGTGATGGTACAGATTTTAGGGTTGAAAATACAGTTGATGGTTCATACATTGTATTGCTAGATAATGGTAGTAAACCTACAGAAAACTCTTTGATGTACTTTACATATAACTTTACACTAGCTAGACGTGATTTAATTCTATTGGATAGTGATGGTTATTTGAGTGTTATTGAGGGTACACCTGATAGGGTTGAGGATTTAATCATTCCTTATAATGGTTCATCAGCATATTTAGAATTAGGTTATGTAGATGTATATCCTACTGATGCTTTAGGTACAAGTACAAGTGGCACTAAGTTGTCTAGCGTAACAAATTATGATGGTGTTAGGTTGACACAAGATAATTTGTTGCTAATGATGCGTAGGATTAATAAGTTAGAGGATAGCATTGCATCCTTAGATATGGAACGTAGTATTGAGGCTGGTGAGGATTTATCAAGTCTATCTGGTTACTTTACTGATAGCTTTGAAAATATCAATAAGTCAGATTTAACATATACAGATACAGCTAGTAGATTATCCTATACAGCTTGTATTGACTTTGATAGAGGTGAGTTGACAACATCTGCCACTATTGGTAGTGTTGATATGACGATTGATGATAGGTCAAGTGATAGTTATGCTACATTTGGTAATATTATTTCTGCAACATATCAAAATGTATTGGCAGTTAGTCAAACATATGCTACTGGTACTATGAATGTTAACCCTTATGCTAGTTATGGGCCGCTTTGTAAGATTGAGTTAGACCCTGCTATCGATAATTGGGTTAACACGAATAAAATTAATGTATTTAATACTGTTGAGGATGTTAAATACGATACAACAACTAAAGTATATAGTCATGGTTATTGGTCTAGAAATGCTACTAAAAATCTTAGAGGTTATATGCGTACTGAACGTAAGGAGACAACAACTAAGGGTGAGGTTACAACATCTAAGAGTGTTTCTGAATCAGTTGCTAAGTCCGTGTATGAGTATATGCGTGTTAAGGATGTAAAAGTTAGTGGTTATGCATTTGGTCCGAATGTTAGGAATATTAGAGGGTTGTTCAATGGTAGACCTATTAGTTTAACTCCTACTGGTACAACAACTACTGGTACTTCTTATGTAATCGAAGGTAAAACATATACTACTGTTAATGCTGACAACAATGGTACTGTAACTTGTAAATTTACTGTTCCTGATAAGACTCCTTGTGGTACAGTAGCTTTCCAAATGCAAGCTACAAATTCTAATGGTGAGGTTCATACAGGTACTGCTAACTATACCGCTAATGGCACTATTTTGACAACAACTGTAACTAATACAACTGCTGTAACACAACATTATAAAGTATTGGTTGAGATTGACAACTTATACAATAATGACCCATTGGCACAGTCTTTCATTATGGATAACGTATATGATAGGAATTTAGTTAAGTTAGATTTGTATTTTGCTAAAAAATCATCTACAAGACCTGCTGTATTACAAGTGCGTAATATGGTTAATGGCTACCCTGGTGAAAAGGTTTATGCTGAAGTTGTAATTGACCCTAAAGATGTTAAAATTCCTACAGATAAAAATGTTCCTGTGGCTACTGAGGTTGTTTTAAATCAACCAGTATATTGTTATGCTAAGCAATATTATTGCTTCGTAGTACTTTCTGATAGTAATGATTATGAAATGTATGTAGCTAATATGGGTGATAAATTCTTAGGTAAAAATGAGCAGTTAGTCGTTAACCCTTATGCTACTGGTGTATTATTCAGTTCTTCAAATGCTAGTACATGGACAGCACATCAAGGTATGGATATGATGTTTAAATTGTATCGTACACAGTATACAGGTAATGGTGAGATTGTATTTAACAATGTACCTTTGACTGATATCACAGGTGTTATGTTGGATGCGTCATATGAGGTTGATAGTGATAGTGATAGCAAGAGCGTTTCTTCTAGTAGAACTGGGTTGAAATGGTTCTATCGTTTCACTAAAACAGGTGTTGGTGAGGTTCCATCTGATTGGTTAAGTATTGATACTTTAGTATTTAGGGATTTACAGTCATATGCTAGGAATATTGACTTAAAGGCTGAGATTACTACTGATTTTAGTACATCACCATTTATAGCAAGGGATAGGGTTGCTTTACGTACATTCTTAGATAGTAAACAGTCTACATATATTTCTAAATCTATTGACGAAACAAACTTCGCTAATCCTTATCAAGCATTAAAGATTAGTTATCAAGCCGCCTTACCTCAAAATACATCTATGGAAGTATTCTATATGGATAGAGAAGATGGTGATTGGGTAAAACTTGCTACTGATAATGCTACTATTAACATTGGTGGTAATACTGTTAAAACTGTATCTCTTGATTCCATTACAAATGTAGATGAGGAGTTCAAACAGTATACTTGGAATATTAATAAGATTAATAGTATGGTTACTAATACTCAATCAAGGGGTTCTAAGTTCTTCAAGATTAGGATTGATTTAAATACTACACAAGCCTTTAACCGTCCTAGAGTTAAAAAGCTTGCATGTATCTTTAAAGAGAAAGAGTATAGGACTTAATCTTAATATTAATCTGTATTTTTAGTATAATATTTTAACTATATATAGTATTGATAGTATAGAGATGTGGTTATATCTACATCTCTATATTTTTATTACTTCGGATAAATTGGGGGTTATCATGCCTGAAAGAGTACAAAGAATGTTCTGTACGATGTTTAAGAAGACAGAGGAAGAGCAGAAGAATTATGATGCTAGAGTAGAGTTAGCTAAAGCTAAGGATGATTTAGAAACAACTAAAGAGAGTTTAGCTGTAACAACTGATACTTTAAATAGAGCAATTCAGATGATAGAGAGCTTATCTAGTGAGCTATCATCTATACGAGAAGAGTTGAAAGATACAAAAGAGGGAAAATAATGGGTGTTTTAAAAAGATATAATTCTGATAACATAGATTGGAATATTGGTGCATTATATTCACATGATGAATACATACAAAAGTTATTTATTGTGATGAAAGAGTTAGGATTAGTTAATCCTATTAAATATGTATTTGGTACTATACCAACTGTTTTAGTCGGTGGTAGGGTTACACCTAAAGATACTTCATCTATTGAAGAGGCTTTTAATATCATTGATAGGTATAATCAGTTGGGTGTTGGTTGTAGGTTAACATTTTCTTCTATGTACGTAACTAAGGATGAGTTAAAAGATAGTGTATCTAATCAGCTTATGAAACACCTAGAAGGTAATAATCAAAAGTATGGTGTTAGGATGAATGGTATTATTTTAACATCTGAGTTATTAGGTGAATATATTTATAACAATTATAATTCTTTAGAGTTAATTTCTTCACAAGTTAAGCCATCTGTTGAGGTTGGGTTAGGTAAGGATAATGTAGATTATTATAATAGGTTATTTGATTTGTTTGATATTGTGGTAGTAAATCCTAATAAATGGTGCGATGCTCACATAATTCATGGTTTAAAACATATTGATAGGGTTGAGTTTATAACTAATCATAGGTGCTTCCCTGATTGTCCTATGGCAGGTGAGCATTATAAGGCTCAGGTTGATTTAAGTAAAAAATTACTTAGTGGTGATGATTGCTCATTAGAGAAAGAAAAGT